TCAGACTTGCACAGGCGCAATTTTTGCCCTTAAAAATATGGGTTGGGAAGATCGCCAGAGCATCGATCAAACTACAATTGATAAAACGCCTCCAAACATTGAATTTATCGATGAGGATTGAAAATAAGCAAGAAATATAAGCCATTATTCAAAGCGATCAGAGGAGAGCATCCAGAAATACACTCAGTAATAATAACAGGAGGTAGAGATTCTCAAAAGTCATTTGCAACAGCAACAGCGATTTGTGATGCCGCTATTAATTTTAATCACAGAATTTTATACACAAGATACACGCTAACGAGCGCAAAGGATTCAATTATTCCGGATTTTAAAGAGAAATTGCAAATGTTAAATTATGAGCATTACGCAAATGTTCTCAATGATCGAGTAATGATAAAGCACAATCAAGGTAAGATTGTTTTTAAAGGCTTTAGAGGATCTTCCGGAGATCAAACAGCACGATTAAAAGGATTAAAGAATTTTAGCATCCTGGTCTGTGAGGAATTAGAGGAATATCCCGATTATTCTGAATGGGATAAGGTACAATTATCGATAAGAGCAACAGATGTACAGGCTCTTAATATATTAGTTCTTAATCCAACAACTAAAAATCATTGGAGTTACGATGAGTTCTTTCGTTCTAAGGGCGTTGAGGGAGGTTTTAACGGCATTAAAGACAATGTTTTATACATACATACAACTTACTTAGATATGCCGAGAGAGTTTATCGCTAAAAAGAATCTATTTAAGTACGAAACGGCAAGAGAAATATACGATAAAATTGAGCCGTTGAGCTATGAGGAGCGCAAAGCTCAGAGCCATACAGATATAAAGCGTTGGAAATATTATAAGCACGTTGTTTTAGGGGGTTGGATGCAAGAGGCAGAAGGGTTAGTATATGAGGATTGGAGCGAATTTTCAGACTTTCCAAAAGAATATGATCTTAGAATTTTCGGATTAGATTTCGGCTTTTCAAATGATCCTGCTGCATTCGTAGAGTGCGTTATCAGTAAAGAAGATGTTTATTTAAAGCAACATATTTACAGTACAGGACTCTTAAACAATACACTATCTGAGCTAATAAAAACAGTATTACCAGAGGATGAGGATTGTTATATTGTAGCAGATTCGGCATCGCCTAAAGACATCAAAGAACTCAATACGAAATATGGCCTTTATATTATGCCTTGCGTTAAAGGTCAAGGATCTGTTATGAGTACCGTTAAGATAATGCAATCAAAAAACATATTTGTACATCACGAGAGCGATGATCTAAAGGATGAATTAAAGCATTATCATACGATCGAATTAGTCAACGCAAAGGGCGAGAAAGTTATCCACATTGTCGATTCTGACAATCATTTATTAGATGCCTCTCGTTATGCCTGTACTCGATATTAATGATTAAATTTTAACCAAATTTTGTGCGCTGTTTTTAATCGTTAAAAATTATTAATACTTTTATATCGAAAATATTATCTAAATGGCTGACAACGTAATCAAGAGAATCTATAAAGCAATAACAAATAAAAGCCACGTTTATACATTGCAAGGAGGCCAAGAGAGCGCATTCGGTTTATTGGGTAGTGTCTTTAATTATCTGACAGGAAAGCGGAATTTTAATCAATATACTCAAGCATACGGAGATAATCCGCTCGTTTATATGATTATTAATAAAATTTCTTTTACTTCGGCATCAATTAAGCGTCAGTATTTCGATGATTCCGGAGATGAGATCGAAAACTCTGAGATTGAAAGACTTTTAAACGCTCCAAATCCCGATCAAGGGCAGATAGAATTTCTCCAGGAGGTATGCGAATACTTAGAAACAACCGGAAATGTATTCATTCGATTCGTTAAAGGAATTGGAATGGGGCAAGAATTACGCATTTTAGTTACTCAAAACGTTGATATTGTCTGTAATAAGCTCGATGAGATTACAGGCTATACTTATTCTCGCATTGATGGCAGTACGATCTCTATTCCTAAAGAGGAAATACTACATATTAAGAATCCAAATATTGTTAATATCGATATTGAAAATTATAAATTCGGATTAAGTCCTCTCCAAGCCGGATGGATCGTTGTAAAATCCTCAAGCGAGAAATTTAATGCAGATGCATCAATATTTAAAAACAGAGGCATTGTAGGATTGTTAACAAACGATACTGACGTTCCAATGCTCAAAGGAGAGCAAGAACAATTACAGCATCAATTTAATAAAGAGATTGGAGGCTCTGAGAAGTATAACACGATCAAAGTAAGCAATACAAAATTACGTTACGTTCAAACGGGAATGAGTCCAACAGACTTAAAACTCTTAGAAGGTATTGTTTCCTCTTTACGTTTGCTTTGCTCATTGTATGGAATGCCCTCAATTTTATTTAACGATAACGAGCGAAGTACATTTAATAATTTTGAACAGGCGATAAAAATTGCGTACAATGATGTTTATATTCCTCTGGCAAATAAGATAGATAATGAGCTTAGTTCTTTTTTATCCGATCATTTGGGAGTTGAGGAGAATATTAAAGTCGATCTAACGTCTATTGAAGTGATTAAAGCATCTACAAATGAACTCGCTCAAGCGTTAAATTCTCTTTCTCCATTAGTAGCTAATCGAGTCTTAGAGCAATTAACAATAGATGAGATTAGAGAGATTGTCGATGCAGGGAAAGTTGAGGGAGGCGATCGCATTGCCGGAGAGTCAACACAACAAACGAGCGCAACAGTAACAGCATAAAATGAAGATCAGTAAAAAGAAAATAAAGCAATTAAAAGCGAATAAAGAGAAATTGAAAACTAAACTCATTAAGAAATGAATAAGGAATTTATACGGGATTTAGTAGAGAATAAATCAGAGCATATTGAGTTTAAAAAGGCTACAATTAAACACGCTGATAGCTGTTTAATGCTTAGTGATAATGCGCCTGTTTACGTTAATAAAGCGTTAAGTACATCAATTGAGGATGATACTGAGAGCGTAATTAAAAGAACTATTATAGGCAATACATACAATTGGATGGATTCGCATAATGACGTTCATTTAGATAATACCTTTGAGAAATCAATTAATGAGCGAGGGGCAAAAGGCAAAATCTGGCATTTACACGATCACGAGCAGAAAGTTACTGCGAAAGTTGGAAAGCCTATCAAAGTATATGAGCAATCTGTTAAATGGTCTGATCTCGGAGTTGATAAGCAAGGAACAACTACAAGCGTAATGATGGATTCTAATATAATGCGTACTTATAACGGTTTGATGTTCCAGGAATACAAGGATAACAATATCGATCAGCATTCTGTTGGTATGTATTACGTTAAGATTGATCTTGCTGTTAACGATTCTGAATATAAAGAGGAGTTCGTTGAATGGCAGAATCATATCGGGAGCGTAGGAAATAGAGAGAAAGCAGAGGAGAGCGGATATTTTTGGGCCGTTAAAGAGGCAAAACTTATAGAAATTAGCGCAGTTTTAGAGGGTTCAAATGAGTTAACTCCTACAATTGATGCAAAAAATATTAAAGATATTGAGCCGGAGAGATCCACTCAAGAAAACGAGCCGGAGAAATCCACTCAAAACAGCGATCATAAAGAGAATGATCGTAGAAATACATTAATAAAATTAATTCAAAACTAACAAAACAATGGAATTTGTTACAAAATCAAACGATGAGTTGGAGGCAATGAACAACGAAGATTTGCACTCTTACTATACTGCCAAACTGAAGCACGAGAAAGAGGTTTTAGAGAGCAGAGTAAAAGCTCTGGAGGAGTCTGATAAAGATACCGAAGCGCATAACAAACTCGAATCTGAAGTAAAAGAGATGAGAGAAAACACGCTAAAAACTTTATCTGAGGCAATCCACGAGCAAGGAATGGTAATGGCTAAATTGAGAGATGGATCTCTTACTGCCGGAACTATTGCAAATGCTGAGAATACAATCGAAGCGGCTGTAAAAAACAATCTCGATAACTTGAAATTGAGTAAAGAAGGCCGCCACGATTTTAAATTTACTATCAAAGCTGTTGGCGATATGACTATCGCAGGGAATGTTACAGGAGGTAATATGCCACAAGCTGAGAGATTAGAGGGCGTTAATGACATTGCAGAAAGAGTTGCAATGACTTATCCTTTAGTTCCTAAATTAAACACTTCGGCAAATACGATCGAATGGGTTTACGAAACAGGGCAAGAGGGCACAATCGATGGAACGGCAGAAGGTGCGGCAAAAGATCAAATTGATAATGATTTTGTTGTTACATCTGTTTCTCTTGTTAAAAGAGCGGCTTATTTCAAAGTTTCTACTGAGATGCTTGATGATATTTCTTTTATGGCAGGTTGGTTAAGAAACAAATTGATCGTTCGTCTGTTCTTAGACGTTGACAATCAATGTTTGAACGGTGATGGAGTTGCTCCAAATGTTAACGGAGTTATCAATCAATCTACTGCATTTGCGGCAGGTACGTTCGCTAATCAAGTTGATAATGCTAACGATGTTGATTCATTAGTAGTTGCTAAGAATCAAGTAAAGATTGCAAATCAAGGTGTATCTGCTCTAACGATTATGATGAATCCATCTGATGTAGCAGGATTGTTATTGACAAAATTGTCAACAACAGATAAAAGGTATGTTGATCGTTTAATTATGGTTGGTTCTACTTTAATGCTTGATGGAACTCCGATAATTGAGAACAACAATATGGCGGTAGGAGATTTCCTTGTAGGAGATTTCTCAAAGGCGATCATTGCTCAGAAGTCTGGAATTATGGTTGAAATAGGATTAGATGGAAACGATTTCACTAAGAATATGAGAACTATCCTGGCTGAATGGAGAGGACAATTATTTATCCAACAGAATGATAGAACTGCATTCGTTACGGGAACATTCGCAACGACAAATGCTGCTCTTGAAACTCCGTAAAACTTGAGTAAAAATGGCTAAGAAAAAAGATAATACCGAAGTAAAGACAACAGCTAAAGTTGATGCGCCCGTTGAAAAGGTCGAAAAGGTTGAACCAAAGAAAGCGAGTAATTCAACTAAAGCTGTAAAATTTAAGGCATCGAAGGATCATAAAGGTTTAAAGAAAGATCGTATTTATACGGTTTCTCTTAATGTTGCTGATCTTTTGGAATCGAAAAAACTTGGCAAAAAAGTATAAAAAATGGCAATTATAACAGTTGATAATTTTGTTAATAAGTACGAATTAACGCTTACAGATTTCAATACTACTCAATTAACGAGTTACATTGATCGATACGAAACGATTGCTCTGGTAGAGCTATTCGGAGTCGAGCTTTATGATCTTTGGGTTATAGGTATTGGAGCGAGTGATCCAATTTATACTTTCCTGCGAGATTCGTTCACTGTTCAGTTGTCGAATGGCGTTATTCTCAATAGTAGAGGCGTGAGCGATATGCTTACAGGCATTGTTTACTTTTACTATTCGAGAGATATTATGGCGCAACAGTCAAGTAACGGCGTTGTTGAAAAGAAAGGCGAAAACTCTGAGAATGTATCCGGCTATTTTGCTAATATACAATCTCGATGGGATGAGGCTATCGAAACATACAACGCAATTCAATATTATGTTAGTGATAATTTAGATGTTTATCCCACTTTTGAGGGGCACATCAAACAAACATTACCGCAATTTTGAAGGATATTATATACATAGTAGAGCAGGAAATCGTTGATAAAATGAATGTAATCGTAACGGTTGATTCTTTTATCGGCTATGTTCTCTCTGTTTGTGATGTTAAATGGGCAAGAATAGGAATGATTGTAACAGATGGATCGTCAAATAAATATACAGTTACGGCTGTTAATTATGATCTATCTACAATTACAGTTAGTCCGAATGGAATTTATGCATTTTCCGGAACAACTCTAACAATAGTACGACCGTATTTCTTTGTTGGTACGCCAATTGCGACTAATAAAGAGTGGAAGTCTTTTAATAGAGATGAGCGGAAAAAAGTTCCTTTTGCCTGGATGCTTGAGCCAACGAGCGAATCCTTTAACTCAGAGCAAGATACAATAGAGCGGGAGAGTTCATTAATAATGATCTTTCTCGACTCTAATAACGTCGAGCAATGGAATACAAAGGAAACGCACTCGGAACGGCTCAGAGCAATTTACAATATGGTTGAGGAGTTTATTAATACGATCAAAAGAAATACTTTGTTTTATTCAGATAATTTAGAATTTGATACAAAGAATTTTACAAAATTTGGTCGTGAAACCTCAAGCGGTATGGATAGTAATATCATTGACGCAAATCTGGCAGGAATAGAACTACGCCTTACCCTGTCAGTTAATAGATTAGGCGTTTGTATTTGTTAATTAAATTAAAAAAATAGAAAATATGGCATCAACAGGGTGTATATGCGGCACGAGTGCATTTCCGAATATGGGAACGCCTAACTGTACGCAAGAAATGTTGCCTATGGCCTTTCCTATTCTCATTCCGAGATGGAAAGCCGATGGTACACGAAATAGTATTGATGTAAGTTCTGCTACTTTAGGAGCTGACATTCAAGCATTAATAACAACGGCAACGGCTGTGGATGAGAGAATTTATCCATTTCCGAGAGTCCAAAATCCAACAATTCCGAGAACCGATACGGCTTACGAAACTACTGCGAACGGAGATAAGTTCAAATTAGCAGGAGAGGGAGGAGTTTATTCGTTTCTTTTTGAATTGTATGGATCTGAGTCTGTTTTTCAATTGCAAAGAGAGTTAAAAAAAGCAGGTTGTATCGATATTGATATGTATATCGCTACTACTGATGGAGCATTATGGGGTACGAAATCAAGTCTTACTTCTACTGATTTGCACGGTTATATGCTTTCAAAGGAAACATTTGATTCGTTCTTTAATTTTCCTGTTCCAGGAGCAAGAGCGAAAATAATGGTTTCAGCAGATGTTGATCGTTCAGAATGCATCGAGAACAGTTATGTAATTACATCATCTGAAATGATCGATACGGGAGGAGTTGCATCAACTTCGTTACTTGCTAACGTGAGCGGATTCCAAACTCTTGTAA